CGGCGAACTTTTGTCCCGATCCGTCGATGAGCGCCGAGAGCTTAGGTCCGAGGAATTCGGCGGCGGCGTCGGCGGCGGGCGCGAGCGCGCTCGTGACGGCGTCGATCCCGATCGTTGCTTGCTGTAGGACGGTCTTGAAGTGCGGGAAGATGGGACCGACGGCGACCGCGCCGAGGCGACCAAGCGCCGCGAGAGTGTTCGCCCATGCGCCGCGCGTGGTGTCTGCCATGACGCGGCCCGCGCCGCCGATATTCTTTTCGACCGCGCCGAGGAAGTCCTCGAGGGATACCTTTCCGTCGCTGACCATCTTCCGGAGCTCGTCGGTCGATACGCCCATGGACTCGCTTAGGTACTTCCAGATCGGAATACCTCGGTCGGCGAGCTGGTTCATTTCCTGCGTGGTCACCTTCTGATTGGTGGCGACCTTGCCGAAAATTGAGCCCATCTCCTCCATAGAGGTACCCGCGATCTGTGCCGTATCGGCCACGAGACCGAGGTAGCGCTGCAGATCCTTACCGGGCTTGATCTGTGCGGCGAGCGCTGACGCGGCGGTGGTCGCGGCGGCGTCGAGGCCAAACGCGGTGCCCTTGACCGACGCTAATGCGTCCTTGGAAACCTGTGTCACGGTTTCGACATCCGCGCCAAGGGCCTTGAGCTTTGCCTGAGCGTCCTCGATCGCGAGGGCACGCGAAATGCCCTTCTTGGCGGCGATACCGGCGATTGCCGCGCCGATCGCGCCGACGGCGGCGACGCCGGTTTTTGCCATGCCGCCGAGCTTGGAACCGAGCCCGCCGAGGGTCGAGGCCACATCGCCCATACCACGTTTGAAATTTGACGTGTTGGCGAGGACTGAGACGATGACGGTTTGGCGTCCCATCGGTGGCGACCTTTCTTAGTTCCGGTTTCGTTTCTTGAGGACCTTGATGAATTCGGCGAGCTCGGCGAGAGTGAGCTGCTTGTATTCGGTGGGAGACATGCCCGCCGCGACGCACACGTGCGCCATGAGGCGGGCACGCTCCCTAGCTAGGGGCGGGTGGCATCGCCCTCGGTGAGCGGCTCGATGATCTTGTTTGCTTCTTCCATGGGCAGGGCGTCGATTTCCTCGAGGGTGAGGGGGTGGTCGCTCCGGTTGCTCATGATGTAAACGAGGGCCTTGAGGACGCGACCGAGGGGCTTGTCCTCGTCGATCTGGGCGAGCGGGAGGCCGGAAATGTCCTCGAGGGTGGTGACCTCGCCGATGGTGAGAGAATCGAAATTCATGATGGTTTGTCCTTAGAGGTTGTTGCGGTCAAGGATCTCGCCTAGACCTGTCTCGAGGCGGGTGATGACCTCGCCTCGGGTTTGCTCGATGGCTTTGAGCATGAACTGATTGGGCTTGATGTGGCGCTCGGGCCATCCGTAATGGACGACGCCCGCGTAGGGCAGTCGCTTTGACTCGAAACCGGTGCGAACTACTGCCTTGGTCTTGCCGCGCCCGGCTCGGATCGAGTCGCGCATCTTCCGGGAGCGGGCGGGTGCGAGGGCCCGCCCGCGCCCGGCGACGATCTCGCCGATCGAGTGCATGAGCTCACGCATGTTTTCGGAGTCGGCTCCGGCCTTGGTGGCGGCGCGGATCGCGCGGTTAAGCCCATCGACCCTAAATGCGTACTCGGCCATGAGGTATTAGGCGGGGTCAACGGCGCTAATCTTCTGTCGCCACGAGACGACAGGGAGCTCGAGGTCGAACGTCGATTCCTCATTGACCTTGACCGGGAGCGTCGGCGGCGTGGAGATCGTGCAGGTGCCCACGTAGTGGGGCTGGTCGGCGGTCGGCGTTTCATTGCCGTTGGGCGCGAACACAAACGGAATGTCCTTGCCGACATTGTCGAACAGGAGACGCCAGAGACTCGCGGACGCGGTCGAGACGATACCGGCGACCTTGAGTTTCATCTGCGTACCGCCCGCGCCGATCGAGCCAAACGTCGCGGTCGAGTCCGAGTCCGAGGGACTCATCTCGGCTTCATTCATGTCCGGCCACACGTCGCGGTCATTGAGCTTGAAGCCGAGCTTCTTGCCCTTGATGCGGGCAGACTCGCGAACGGTAACCTTTGCGGGTTCGGGTGCCATGGTGGGTGTCCTTTCAGTTGGTGAGGTTAATCGGGGTGGTTGCGGTGATTGTGACGGCGGGTAGCTGGAACGTCTCGCCGGTCAGGTAGTAGGGCTGGGAGATCTCGGTAGGGGTCCAGTCGGTGCCGCCGAGGACGGTGATGACCGCCGAGGTGAGATCCTCGAGGGCGCGGATCTGATCAGCGGCTTTCGCCTTGTGCGTGACGCATAGGATGCGCACGGCGAGGCGGTGTGCGCGCGCGAAAGCGGGTGCGGCTGGGTCGAGTTCGATCCATGGGCTCGAGGGTGTGAGGATGATCTGCGGGGGTGAGGGTCGGTCCACGTCGTGGGCGAGGACTTGAGCGCCGTCGATCGCGGCGGCGAGGGCGGCGGCGAGATCCTCCCTGAGGGCGGTGAGGTCGCTCATCCGAAAGCAACTCCGATCCATGGGGCGAGGATGGGCCTCGCGGCGATCATGGGGTCACGGGCGAGGCGGACGCTACCGCCGATGTCCGAGTATCCGGCGACGATGCCGCCCACCGCGTCGCGCGCCGCCCATAGCTCGGCGGCGACCTTGTGCACGGCGAGGGTGAGGATCTCGCCGGGCACGTCGCGCCCGCTGGTCGCCTTATCCACGAGGCGGGTCGCGGACTGCAGGACGGGGGTGAGCTCGGCGTCGGTCGCGGTCGGATTGTGCAAATATGCACGTAGCGCGTCGAGGGCCTCGGTCAGTTCGGCGGTAGCATCCATGGTCACGCGCCGATCTTGAGCGGGATGATGAGGTCAGGGCGCTCCGGCGCGATCGCCGAGTAGTAATAGACGGACAGGTCGCGGGTGAGGTTGAGGATCTTGTCATCCTGCAGGTGGGCGAGGTTGCTCGAGTGGACGCGGATCGCGTCGGCGTTGAAGAAAGCACCGGCGACCTTTTCGCCCCTGTTGCTGGTCGCCTTGAGGTCAGGGATAACGGCGACGTTACCGAGGGTACCGGCGAGGACATCGGAGGTGAGGGTACCGATCGTGCCGGTGCCGTGACCGGAAACTGCCATGTAGGGGGTGCCGCTCGAGTTTTCGAGCGTGGCGAGCTTAAGGAACGTTGCGCGGTCCACGATGAGGCCGGAGATGCTCGAGCCGAGTTCCTGGTAGGCGGCGTTCACGTCGAGGAGCATCGCGACGATGTCGGCATAGTTCAGGGACTCGAGGGCCTTAGAGATCGTGATCGAGTTCGTGGCGTCCTTGACCTGCTTTTCCCATGCGGTGTGGAAGTTGGTCGCGGCGTCCTTAGCGGCGGCGGCGGTCATGGCTCGCACGGTCAGATCGACCATGTTTGCGCGGGCGCGCTGAATTTCCTGGAAAGACAGAGAGGACGCGCCGCCGAAAGTCTCGATGTCGGCGGTCTTAACCTTGGTCGAGACCTTGCCGGTGGCGAGCTCGTCGCCTTCCTTGACCTGCTTGCCGACGGTGACCGTGTTTTCCTTGAGCTCGGTGTACTCCATGGTCATACCCTGCATGGGCAGAGCACCGGTCGCGAAGTGGCGAGACAGCGGGTTAGCGTCGGTGATGATCTGGGTGAGGTCGCGCATGAATACCGGCGTCGCCGAGAGGGCATCGTCGCCGAGCACGCCGCCCTGGTAGGCGCGGGTCATGATCGTGTTCATGGTCTCGATCGCGCGCTCGTCGCCGGAGGCGAGAGCCTTGATATATTCACCGGCGGTGCGCTTATCGGGCGCGGGCGCGGGCGCGGGCGCGTCGGCGAGGGCGGTGCGGCGGTCGAGGTCGGCGAGGTGGGCGCGGATCTCGGTGAGATCCTGGGCGGTGACCTCGGGGGTGGGGTTGCTCATGAGCGGGTTTCCTTTCGGGGTGGTGGGGTTTGCCTCATTGCGGACGTTGGTGATCTTGGCGTCCTTGTAGGCGGGATTGAGGACTACGGAGAATTCCACGGCGCGGGCACTCGTGATGGTGTTGACGGTCTGACCATCGACGGTGTCCTCGCGGGCGTCGAGGAGCTCGAACCCGATGCTCATTGACTTGAGGACGCCGTCGCGGATGAGGGTGTAAACCTCATCGCCGCGCTGGGTGTGGGAGATGTGGGCGGTGACCTCGAGGCCCTCGTCGGTGTCGCGCGTGGCGGTGATCGTGCCGATCGGCTCGGCGTGCTGGTACACGAGGACGGCGTCGGCGGCGTCGATCGCGCCGCGCTCGAAACGCTCGCGGTACCCGAAACCCATGTCATAGATCGGGCCGTAGGGCACGCCGATAGCGGTGAATTCACGCGCGCCCTCGTCGAGGGAGCGGGTTTCGAGGGGCAGGGTTAGGGCGGCGGTCCTCATGAGACGGTCTCACTTTCAGGTGTGGCGGCGGTGGGGGTGAGTGGTGGGAGGCCCTCGATGTCGCGGACCTCATCGACCGTGAGAAACCCGGTCTGGATTGCGAGGGCGTGTGCCTCGTAACGAGTTTTCGTATCGGGCCGTAGGACGGCGTTCAGGTTGAATCTCGCGGACTGGCCTCGAGGGAGGAGGGCGGTGAGCTGGTCCTCGATGGGGCTGATGTATCCCATGAGGGTGTCACGGAGCATGTCGAGGGACGCGGTTTCGAGGTTGTTGTAGGTCATAGACCCGCCCTCGATCGCGCTTGCGAGCTTGGCGGGCGGGATGCCAAACAGGCGTGCGACGCGGGATACACCCCATTTCTGAGAGTCGAGCCACTGCAGTTCGGAGGGTTTCACGCCGATCGGCTGGTAGGTGAGGCCCTGTCCGAGTACGGCGGTTTTGCCCGCGTTCTGCTTTTCCATCCATTCGGTAGCGGCGGCGTCGGCGGCGTCGCGCGTGAGGGGCTGGTCGGTGGAGAGGACGCCCGCCGGGGTGCCGCCCCTGGTAAACAGGTTGTCGGCGTAGCGTTGCACGTGGGCGAGGCCGGTGAGGCCCTGGTAGGCCGCTTGGATCGGTCCGAGGCCGAGGGGCTTGCCGGGTATCGACAGGTATCGGAGGTGCGCGATGTCGCGCCGGTCAACTGCCCTACCATCGACGGCGTAGTGAGTGACTTGACCGGCGTCGATGGTGACGATGACGCGCGCGGGGTCGATATTGATGACGGCGAGAACCGTGCCGTTATCGTCGCGATCGACACGCCAAAATGCGTTGCCGTGGAGTGCGAGGGCGGCGACGGTCTCGGTGATCCATTGGCGCTGTGTGCGCCACGGGTCAGGGTGAGCCACGAGGGGCGAGTCGGTGGGATGGTCGCCGCGCCACGTGTCGATCGTGAGTTGCCCGGCGAGGGTCTGCAGGTAGGCGATCGCGCGATAGACAGCGTCGAGTCCGAGGATCTCGTCAATCGCGACGATGTCGGCGCGCGCCGGTGGCATGACGCGCGGCGACAGTGCGTGCACGTCGGCGCGGGGGTGGATACCGAAGAGGCGGGCGATGTTCATGAGGCATATCGTGCGCGGGGGTGTCTACAAATCACGTAGGTACCGGCGTTGCGCGAGGTTGTACGCCTTGTATGCGTGCCGCCCGTCGTGGCAAGCGCGCTCATGGTCGGCGGCGGCTCGCCACGCCTCGATATGCGAGATTCTGGGGATAAAGTCACGCCAACCGCACGTGCAGACGGCGAGGAACGTGTAAGCGCCACGGTCGATGGTAAGCCGGTATTGTGAGTTGTGCATCATTGCCCCTTAGAACAGCTGTAGACGGTTACGGCGCGAGGAGGCGCGGTGTGCGGCGAGGGCGAGGGCGCGGATCGCGTCGATTGGTTTCGGTGACTTGGTCGCGCTAAATGCCATGGTCCCGGCGAGCGGGCGGGTGACGGCGTCCTCGAGGGCGGCGCGCGTCGCGGGGTCGCCGTCGTGGTGCACGGTCCCGGCCTTTGTCTTGTCTATGAGCCATTGACAGGCGGCGGCGTACTCGCGGGTATTGACGACGGTGACGGGTACGCCCATTTCCTCGAGCTCGGCGAGGACGGTGCGCATCGGGCCGGTAGCGTCGGCGACGATGTCGGTATATCCGGCGTGGTACATGCGCGAGATCGCGTCGGTAACCCACATCGTGCCGGATTGGGCGGCGAGGCAAACGGCTTGGGTGTCCTCGCCGGATCGGTAAGCTCCGTAGATGGTTGCGCCGGATCCGTCGGTTGCGACATCGACGCCGATGGTGATGAGGCCGGGGCCGGGTGGGGCGAGCTGCTCGCTCGGCGTTGCGAGCGAGTCCCAAATAGCGAGGTCGATGACGCTCGCCTCGCCGGTGAGATCCTCGAGGTTCAGGTAAGAGCGTTTCCACGTCGCGAGGGGCTCGTCGCGTCCGAGGGTGAGGAGCTTATCGAACGTCTGCGTGTACCCGATCGCGGGGTGGAAAGCGAGCGTGTCGCGCCCGTAGGGGTCGGCGGCGGCGAGGTCTGGGTCAGCGGACCACTCGAAATACGCGGTCCTCGAGGCCGGGTCTTGAGTCGCGGCGCGGCCCTGCGTGATGAGGCGATTGAGGTACGCCGATCGCGCGGTGCCCTTGGTCGAGACAATCCACAATTGGGAGTCGATGACCGTCGCGAAAGTCGGATTAATCGCGGCGGTGAGCGCGGTACCGGATTCCTCGTCAAACGCCCACGCTTCGTCAATCATGACCAAATTGAGCGAGTCGCCGTGCACGGCGGTCGGCGTCGGCGCGAACGGGCTGAGCGTCGATCCTGTGCGCTTGTAGGTCAGTGCCTCGGCTCCCTTTGATGCGTACTTCTTGAAAGCGTGCGGGTGGTGGTCCACGTCGAGGGCCGCGATGATCTGGTCCCATCGCTTGCGCGCGTCTTTGCCGGTCTGTGCGGTCATCTGAATAACGTGATCGCGGTATGCGAGGAGACGGTCGGCGGCGACGGCGCGCATGAGCGCGGTCTTTCCCGATTGGCGCGGGACGGACACAATGACGGTGGGGTAAGCCCATTCACCGGGCCTATCGGGGTCGAGCTCGAGGGCCACGTCGGCGACGTACTTTTGCCACGGCATGAGGGGTGTGCCCATGACGTGGGCGGCGATGTGAGCGACGCGGTCGCCAAACGTGGGTCGATCCGGGCGGCGCTGGGTCGCGTAGGCGGGCGGCGCAATGGGCGGGGTGGTCATGCGAGGGCCTTTGCGGTGAGGGCTTGAATTTGGGCGTCGAGGGCATCGAAATAGGGTTCTTGCCCGGTGAGCGGCTCCGGGAGAGCGTCGAGGGTTTCCACGAGGAGTTTCGCGAGGTTAGCCGTCGCGACTGATACGCCTTTAGGCCCGCCGAGCATCCCCTTATCGACCGCGCGTGCCGTTGATTCGAGGGTTGCGGCGATCGCGATGTATTTCCCGGTGATGAGGCCATCCTTTCGGAGAGCGGTGAGCGCCGCGATAGTCTCCGATTCGACGGGACCGACCACATGGACGGGGGTAGGCGGCTCCATTCCCGGCAATAGCCCGGTTTCAAGTGGTTCCATGGGTTTTTTCCTGTAGTTTCCTTTGATTTTCTGCCCTTTTCGACCCGTTTTCTGACGTTATCGGGGGGAGACGGAAGTTTGGGGCGGGTCTTCCTGGGGGTAGGCGTCTTAAAACAGCCCGGCAACGAGGCCGGAGCGGACCGGAGAGCGGACCGTCTTGACCGGGCGAGCGCCTCGAGAGATGTTGCAATGCAAGTGGGAGAGCCGGAGCCCGTCGATGTCATCCCCACCGCCGAGCGACCGAGGAACAACGTGCTCCACTGATGCCGAGAGCGGATCGGGATACGTGCGAGTCATGTCGATCGGACCACGGCACACGTAGCACGTGGTGCCATGCGTAGCGGCTACCTGCCATTTGATCTGCGCTACCCTCCGGCCACCCCACCGGCTCACGGGTAGAGCCGATCAATCGGCGACGGGCTGGGCGGCGGCGGGTACGACGCCGCGATCTCGTCGCGCATCTGCCGAGCGAGTGAAGCGATCTGTAGCGACAGACCGGCGAGACGGAATTGCGGCGAGCTCATGGAATACGGGTGAGCGCCGTTTAGCTGCTCATGAGCTCGCATAGCCATAGCCTCGATGTCGGTAGCAATATCGGCAACGACGGCGCGAGAGTCAGGGCGAGGGGTGTGATTAGGCATTGAACAGTTCCTTAGCCTTGGTGTCGGTGATCATGAGGCGCGCCCATGAGCGCAGGTGTGCATCTGGATAGGTGGCGTGCATGTAAGCAACGAAAGCGGGAGGCCAGACGGATTCGGGGTCTTGGCTTGCTGCTGCTGCTTCTTCTTCTTTGCGGCGACGCTCGGCGGCTAGGCGCGATTCCTCGGCGGCGCGCTGTGAGCGCATAATCGCTTGGTACCTGCATTGGTTGCACCGATCCGGTGCCTGTTCTCCGTGACTGCATGTAGCGGGCATGTAAGCGGAATAGGTGGGCTTGTACTTCGTGGGCATGGTCTTTTCTTCCTTGGTGGGCGAAACAATCTCTTCACGGGTGGAGTGAGGGGCGGCGTGAGACGCCCCCTCATCCCGTAGGGAGGGATGGGGCGAACCCATGTCCTCATGGGCCGCGTCGATCGGTTTCGGGCGCGCTGTGTTGCGACGGACGCGGTAGAACTGCAGACGGGCGCGGGTCTCGGCGTTGCGGCGTCGGTCCTCGGCGTCCGAGGCGCGCCGGAATGCGAGCGCCCAATCGACTAGGGTGCGCTTGATGACTTTGATGAAACCGACGGTCGGCGCTCCGGCGCGGATGCCGCCGCGATTCCACACGATGACACCGGCGTCCTCGAGCCACTGCAGACAACGCGAGGTGTGCCGGAGAGAGTACCCGGCGCGCTTAGCGAGCTGTCGCGCCGTGGTCTGAATGACCGCTGTGAGGTCTGTGCGGCTGTCGTGAGCGATGAGAGAGAGGGTGTCGAGGATCGCCCTCGAGGCCGCGAACTCGCGGCCCCTGAGCGGTCCCCACCCCACGCGGGAGAGAGCGGCGAGGATCGACGTGACGGACATCCCGGCATTGAGCTTGCCGCCCCGGCGGCGGGCGGGCGCGGGGGTCGGCTGGGCGGCGGCGTCGGTCGCGGCGGGTCCACTAATAGCGGCCTTGGCGGCGGCGATGAATTCGGCGCGCTCGGCGTCGGTCCACACGGCGGCGCTCATCCTTTCGCCTCGATCATGTACCGGATCGCGACCGTGATATAGCAATGCACGAGGCGCATCTTTTGAGCGCGCTCGGTGGTACGCATCCGCTTAGCTCGAGGGGCGGCGGCGTCCTCGGCGAGCTGCAGGGTGAGCGCCTGTGTCTTTCGGAGGAGCGAGCGCACAATCGCCGCATCTGACTGACTAATCATTGCGGCGCTCCGTTTCGGCGTCGTACTCGGCTTGAACAGAGTCGAGGGCGAGCGCGAGGTTTCGGAGCGCTCGAGCGAGCTCGGCGGGTGTGTGCCCGTCGCGAGCAACTAGCTCGGTTTGGCCGTCGTGTCGGATGAGGACCATTGCGGCCATGCTTGCCGAGGCTTGATCCAGTTCGGCGAGGAGGGCGGGCGAGATGTTATCCACGAGGCGCGAGCTCATCGGGCGGCTCCCTTGGTCTCGTGCTGGTCGCGCCGGTGCGACCACACGCCGGATGCCGTGAGCGTGAGGGCCATGAGCGGGACGGTGACCGGCCACGGGATATAGAACATGAACATCGCGACGATGGTCGCCGCGTAGGAGGTCAGGGCGAGGATCGCGGCGAGGAACTGGATCCAGTCGATGCGGTAGCGGTTCATGGGGTCACTCCGTTTCGAGCGTCGAGGCAGTAACTGAGATCGGGACGCCCGCCGATGCGAGGCGGTCGAGATCGGTGACAGACCAACGCCGGGTGCCGAGGAGCTTCTTTGAGAACGCGGACTGCTGCACTCCGATAGCGGTGGACATGGCCTCTTGATTGAGGCCGGTCGCGCGCATGTATCGGGTCACCTCGAGGGTGATGAATTCCTGAGTGTCGGTCATACAGGCTGGTTTAGTTCATATTGGACTAGTAATCAACATGAAAGGGCGGCTAAATTGTGCCGACCGGTCATGCTGTTATGCCATTTTGGACTATCATGGGTGCATGAGTGCAATACTTAGCCCGGTCAATACGCATCCGATTACTACTCGCGACGTGGTCGCGGCGAACGTCCGTGCCGAGGCGTCGCGGCTCGGCTATAACCAAGTGCGACTAGGTAAGACACTGGGAATTTCGCAGGGCGCAATAACGAAACGTTGGCGCGGCGAACGTCCGTGGCAACTAGAGGAGCTCGATAGCCTAGCGACGGCGCTAGGCGTCTCGGTTGCCGACCTGGTAACGCCTACCGGTCGGGAAACGCGCCTCCGACAGGACTCGAACCTGCAACCTCGGGATTTGCTCACATTCCACATAGTGGACACATTGGCAGGGGCATTAGCGCACGTCGGCGAGGGCGCGGCGGCGTAGATCGGGCGCGATCGCGCGGGGTGAGTGAGGATAGCGGGCATGGTTACACAGAAAGCGGGCGTGCCGAGCGGGTGGAGTACGCCAATCGGAGATTACAGACTGCACCTATTGGGAATTGGCCGGTCAGTGGCGACCGTGAGGCTCCGGGTCGATTGGGTGAGACGGTTTGCGCGGGCCGTCGAGGTGGGCCCCTGGGAGGTAGGGACCGCCGACGTGATTGAATGGTCGGCGGGTCACCTGTGGGCACGAGACACGCGCCGGAGCGCCCTACAGTCGATTGCAGGGTTCTACTCATGGGCGAGCGAGTCGCGCGAGGTCGGCGTCGATCCGGCGAGGATCCCCTCGGTGAGGGCGAGCGCGCCCGCGCCAAGGCCCGCCGACGACGGCGCGGTCATGCGGGCGCGATCCTCGAGCGATTGGAGGGTGAGGCTCGCCGTGAGGCTTGCGTCCGAACTGGGTTTACGGCGCGGCGAGGTCGCTCGAGTGCGCGGGTCCGATCTTGTGCGTGATCTGAGGGGGTGGTCGCTCATTGTGCATGGCAAGGGCGGTAAAGCGCGGATAGTGCCCCTCGCCGCCGATCTGGCACTCGAGGTCGAGAGGCGCGGGCCGGGGTGGCTTTTTCCCGGCGCGGACGCCGGTCATGTATCGCCGGAATGGATCGGGCGGCTCGTGGGCCGCGCGCTACCCTCCGGGGTCACCATGCACGCCCTTAGGCATCGTTTCGCTACTCGAGCTTACGAGAGGACCGGCGATCTCGTCGCTGTTCAGAGGATCCTCGGTCATGAATCGCCACAAACGACCCTTAGGTATCTCGCCATTGCAGACGAAACCCTAAGGGCCGTCGTGGAGGCCGTCGCTTAGCGTGGCCTTACTTTTGTCGCGCCGGCTTTATCTTCTCGAGCGCACGGATCCGAGCGTCATAGTCCCCATGCTCCCGGTCTCGCGTGACTCTGAGGTCTCCGATCTCGTGACCGAGGCCCTTGACCTCACGTGCCAGCGATTCGACCGAGTGCCGGGCTATGAGCACGTCGGCGCTTTGCTTGGTCTGCTCGGTCTCGATCCGTCGGATGGTCTCGCCGTGGGCGGCGAGCTGCTCCTCGATCCGCTGGGTCGCATCCGAGATACTAGACCCGTGATTGGGGCTGACGCGGGCGTGGATCCGGCGGGCCTGTATGAGGGTCGCGACCGATGCGACGACGGTCGAGAAACCGGTCAGACCGCCGAGCGCGGTGATGACCTCGGCGGTGAAACTCATTCGTCTCCTCGAGGGACGTGCGCGCCCGCTGTTCCAAAGCCGAGGAGAGCGGTCGCGAGGGCGAGCCAGAGCGGCGCGGTCTGATTGTCGAGGATCCCGTAGGCGATGAGGAGGGAGACGATCGCGGCGAGGACTCCGTAGGTGTAGAGACGCACGCGGGGGGTAAACCACGCGATCGGCTGAGGGGTCGCGGCGTGGCGGGGCTCGTTGCTCACTTTGCGCCCTCCTTGACCGCGTCGAGGATCGCGGCGGTGGCGGCGTCGATGTCCACGCGCGTTGCGGATGCGCTCGCCTCGGCGACGCGGTTGTGGCGCTCCCACGCCTCCCTAATCATCATCTTTGCGTGATGCTGAGGGACCTCGGTGACGCCGAGGACATCGTTATAGACCTGAGCGCCGACGCGATCGAGGGCGAAAGCGCCGGAATTCTCGGTCACGAGGGCGTACCCGGTGATGCCGTATTCGGAGGGGTAGGAGATGACAAACATGTGAGTGTTTCCTTTCGTGGGGGTGGGGATAGGTGCGGTCGGTGTGGTGGGCGCGTCGGCGGTGGTGAGGGCGGGAGGCCGGAGGACGTGGGTCCATCGCCCGGCCTGTGTGTAGGGGTGTGCGTAGAAACCGATGACGCGCGTCTCGCCGCCGGTGTCATCGCCGGGACCGTCGCCCTCGGCGCTTCCCATGATGTCGCCGACGCCGTCGATCCATGCCTCGGCGAGGCGCTCGTCGCCGACGTATCCGGCGACATGACCGACGCCGCCGGAGGCAGATTCGGAGAGGAGGAGGTCGCCGGTCGCGAGGTTATCGGCGTCGCCGCCGGTTTGGGCGTATGGGATGACTGCCCATCCCACGGCCTCGAGCCCGGCGCGCATGTCGCCGGTGTAGGTTGCGGTGCCCGTGGGGTATCCGGCTTGCCGCGCGGCCTCGAGGACCATCGCGGAACAATCGGTCTCGAACTGGAAACCGGGTGTCGTGACGCCGCGCGTGCGGGTCACGTCGTGCCGGTGCGGCTGGGAGTAGCCGCCGTCGGCAATTGCGCTCATCCAATAGAGGCGCTGAGCGAGGGTCTGTGTGGACATGTGTTCTCCGTTCTTAGAGTGCGATTGCGACCCACATGAGCTGCGCATACGCGCTCGTGCCGCTCGTGTTGTTGTGCGCCATCCACGTAAAGCTAGTGGCGGTTATATCCCATGCGGCGAGGTTCAATCGCTGATTCTGGGATTGCATGAAAACCATCGGCGGTTTCTTGAACGGCTTAGGGAATTGCACCGTATAGCTATTCGTCTGGTCGCCCGGCTGAATCGAGCCGACTGCGACTTGTCCGATCTGGATACCGCCGAGGAGTCGATCGAGGCCGTCCTTAAGCTCGGCAAAATTGCCGTTCACGTCCTCGGCGCGAGCGATCTCGCCCGGTACAAACTTTTTCATGCGCGGGTTCCTTTCAGAGCGTTAGGGGCTAGGTCGAGCGTGGTTGCCCACGTCGTGGGTGTGATCTTGTGGGTGACCTGGGTGATGAGGACCGGCGTCGAGTCGCCTCGGAATTCCACGGTCGCGGCGGTGATCGGGTCGAGGCGCGCCGCTTCTCGCATGAGTGCGCCGCGATTATTGGGGCCGTGCTTGTGGGCAGGTGCGAGCGTGACGCGGCTCGGTGTGGGCTCGGCGTTGGCGGCGGTGAGGTATCGGCGCGCGGTGGCCTCGAGGACATTTCCGGCGAGGGTTGTGTCGATCGAGATCGTGGTTCCTCCCCATACGTCGGCGGCGGTGGGGTCGCTGACTGTGACCTCGAGGTCCTCTGCTCGCCACTCGCCGTTATCATCGCGGCCCGCGTTGTGGTTTGTGACGGTCACGTGGGCGATAGAGTCCGAGGCGGACCACTCATTGGCGATCGAGGTGTAGGACCACATGCCGCGCGATAGGTCCGTGTCCATCGCGTCTGTGAATGTGAGCGCCGGGACGGTTGGGCGATTCACGAGGATCGAGACGACGCCCGTGCGGGTAACCGACCATGAGCCGACGACGGACGCGGTCAGGGCGTCGATGTGCTTAGCGAGACTGGTCTCCCACACGGTGGCACAGACGCGGGCGGGCACATTGGCCGTGTCGAGCGTGTACTCGAGGCCGGGCGCGCTCGTGAGTAGGCGCTCGAGGCGCGATCGCCACGTCTCGGATCCGTCGCCGCCGTCGGCTTTCGCGCCATACCGGGTGATAGCGGCGAGCCTTGCGACCGTGTCCGAGCACGTAAATTCGACCTCATATTTCGTGCGACCACCGGGCTTGTGCGGGGTGACGGTGAGGTCGGTGATGATGCCCGTGTAGATCGGCGTCCTTGTAGGCCAGTGAATAAGTTTGACCGGCGTTCCGTGGTGGATACCTGTCGCTCGAGGACTGAGGGCGTCGATCGCGCGGATGGTCAGGGTACCGACACGGGCGGTGAGGGCCGGGCCGTTCGCTTGCACGCCGCGCGTGATAGACATGTCCGTGACGGGCGCGGTGATGTCCTGCCAATAATCGGTTACGGTTTCGGAGACCTCCCACGCGCGGGTATCCCACGCGTGACGATCCCACGTGAGCGCGTTAGGACGGTCGCCGCCGGTGGTCCATGCCTCGCGATCCCATCGGTGTTGATTCCATCGGAGGCCGGTCGCGCCGGGCATCGGGTAGAGCGCTTGGAGCGAGAGCACATCCCTCGGCTTTGGGAATTCCGAGATGGGTGTCTCGTCGATGATGTCGAGGCGCTCGATGATGCCGGAGCGGAGGCCGGAGACCTCGAGGGCGAGCGTGGGGCCGGTGGTCACGGTCGCGGTGTAGTCATAGCGGCGAGATGCCGGGTAGCGGCGAGCGGTATCGCCCGCGCGGATGACAACGGGCGTGCCGAGCTGTGTCGAGGAGATAGCGAGGACGACCGTGATGCGGTGTCCCGGCGCGAGGTGGTCGATCGTGCACTCGAGCGATGCGCCGGTGAGCTGGAACTGCAGACGCCCGCCGCCGAGCGGCTTGATGGTCGCGCCGGTGTAGTCGCTGATGCTGGGTGCGGGTAGCTTTGTCATCGGCCCGCTCCATTGAGTCGCGTGTACTGCTCGAGGCTCGAGGCGATGACGCGCCCGGCGTCGATCGAGGGCGTGAGCATCGGCGCGTCGATAGTCACGTTATAGATGTTGACGACGCGCCCGCCGGAGAGATCGAGGTCGGCGTTAGGGCTGAGGAACTCGGTCCCGGCCACATCACGCGTGAGACCCTGCAGAGAGGATTTAACGTTTCCGTACTGCGATTCGAGGCCCCTGATAAAGCCTTGAATCACGTACACGCCCGCGGGCGTGAGGAGCCGCTTATCAAGATCCTCCGGGCCTTTCCAACTGGTGAGGCTCGAGGTCAGGTTACTAAGCGTCGATTGAACCGATCCGATCATGGACGTGATACCGGAGATGAAACCCTGAATGAGGCTCCGGCCCGCGTTCACGAGGGTCGAGCCGAGCGATCCGAGGGCACTCACGGCGCGGCTCGGGAGGCTCGAGATAAAGCCGATAGCCGAGCTAACGCCGCTCGAGATCGCGCCGGTGAGCGAGGTCATCGCGCCGCTAATCGCGCCGGTGATGTTAGACCGGAGATTGTTGAAATAGCTGATCGCGCCGGAAATGAATCCGTTGATGGTGCCGGTGACAGTGCCGAGGACATTCGTGATAGTCGAGCTGATCGAGGTCCATACGCTCGTCGCGATCGACCAAATGCCATTCCATGCCGAGGAGATCGTTTGACTCACGGCCTGAATGGTTGCGCCGAGGGTTTCCACGAGGAAAGCAACAAACTCGCTAAGGACGCCGACGACGCCGGTGATGATGGGCGTGAGGATCTGGATAGCGACGGTGAGGACGTTGCCGATGACGGCGGCGACCATTGAGATAGCGTCGATGATGGGCGTGAGGATCGTGATGAGGACCGACAGGATCGGCGCGAGGGCACTGACTAGCGCCTCGATGAGCGGCGACAGGGCTATCACGAGCCGACCGATAAACTCGCCAACGGCGCTGAGGAGCTGTCCGATGACGGGTAGGACGGGCGCGAGGGCAGTCACGAGGGTATCGACGAGCTGCATGATGACCGGTAGGAGCGGCTCGATCGCGGTGAGGATCGCGCTAATGACCGAGCCGACGGCCTCGAGGAGCGTCCCGATCGTGGGCAGGACGGGCACAAGAGCGGACACAACGGCGTCGATGATGCGCGAGAGGATCGGGAGGAGCTGTCCGATGATCGGGATGATGGTCCCTGTGAGGATACCGCCGACCTGGTTGAGGAGGTTCCCGATGACGGGTAGGACTTGCGCCATGACGCCGCCGAGGAGGTCGGCGAGGCCCTGCAGGGCCGGGACGACGCTCGGCAAAGCCTCGGCGAGGGTATTACCGAGAGCCACGCCGATGTCGCCGATGAGCTGGGCGATTGTGGGTAGGAGCGGCTCGATCGCTTGGAAGATGAGGTGTAGCGGGCTGAATGAACTCGCGAGCTGTACGACTGTTGGAATGATCTCCATGAGGGTAGGGATGACGGGCGCGAAAGCCTGTCCGATCTGCGTCGCGATCGGTATGACCGTTTGCATGACGGAGGCGAACACGTCGCCGACCTGTGAGATGATGGGGCCGATGACCTGCATGATGCCGCCGAAAGCGGCTTTAAGGGTGCCGCCGATGCCGCCCTCGCCGCTGAGTCGGTCGCGGATCGAGTCGATGACGGGCGCGATCGCATCCCCAATCGGGGCGAGCCGAGCGCGGACGGTCTCGATGACGGGCGCGATCGCATCCCCAATGGCTGTGAGGCGGGCGGGGATGCCGGTGATCCAGTCGGCGAACTTTTGTCCCGATCCGTCGATGAGCGCCGAGAGCTTAGGTCCGAGGAATTCGGCGGCGGCGTCGGCGGCGGGC